CATCCGACCGAACAGGCGCGGGATGACCGCCCCTTCGGTCGAGGAGGTGATGCGCAGGCTGTCGAGGCGCGCGCCCTCGATCCGCTGGGCGGGGGCGAGGGACGATACAATCCAACTGTCGACAACCGACCCGATGGTCGAGCCGATAAATCCACCGATGGCTGCGCCGGAAAAGCCGAGGATGGCACCGCCGAAGCCAGCACCGATTGCGGAGCCGACGGCGCCAAGAACAAGAGTTGCCATGTGAAAATCTCAGATGTTGCTGGAGCGTGGGAACAGGAAGGCGAAGGCGATCTTGCGCGCCCATGTCGGGGTCAGGATTTCCTCGACGACGCCCAGCCGTTCATAGGCATGAATGAAGCGGTCGGGCGCGGTCAGGATCCCGACATGCTTTGCAATGGCGCGTGGGGCCATGCGGAACAGGACCAGCGCGCCGGGACCGACATCACTCATTGCAATCGGGATCAACATCGATGCGGCACCGTTCGCCAGCACCTCGTGCGGCCCGGTTTCGCCCCAATCCCGACTGTAGGGCGGGATCGGAAACGGCTCGTCTCCTACAACCTCGCGCCAGACGCCGCGCGCGAGGCCGAGGCAATCACAACCCACCCCGCGCAGGCTGGCTTGGTCGTGATAGGGTGTGCCCAGCCATAACCGCGCTGTTGCGACAACGAGGACGGGATCAGCAGTCATCACAACACGCCACCTTCGTGACCGCCGTCTTGGCTGGCATAGCGCAGAACTGCATCCTGCCCCGGGATGTTGGGGAAGCCGCGAAAGTTGACGGTGTTGACGAACTTCGCCCCACAGGTGGCGATTCGCTTGTCGCAGCCCGCCCGCGCGATGAAGCTGTCCCCCTCGGCGATGGCGCGCACCGGGGCTTCCAAGAGGGTCAGGGTCGAGATGGCATCGGTCAGGCCATGCGCCAAAACCTCGGTAATCCGACCGGCATTGGCACCGCTGGTCCAAGTGATTGTGCCGGATGTGAACCATCCTGCGTCAAAACCGGGCAAACCAGACGCCATGAACGCCCGGTCGCGCAACAGGTCAGTGACGACGCCGGTGCCCTTGTAGACAGCGTTTTCCAGATCAATGTCGCAGCGCGCATCGCCCAATCGGGCATCACACCCCGCCTGAAACGTCCGCCCCACCGTCTGGCCCAGCACGTGTGCGAGCGAGCGCACCTCGGCCACAAAAGCCATGCGACCGCGCCGGATTTGCCCGACAGCACCCCGGCGCAGCAGCACGCGCTGGCTGGTGTCGGCCCAGTTCACCCGCCACAGCTCCACCGCAGCATTGTCCCAGCGCCCGTCGAGAATGTCAGTCTCGGTGATCCGATCCGAGGTCAGCACGCCGCTCGCATCCTGCGCATCGACGGCAAGATCGGAGCCCGAGCGGATTTCCGAGGCCGCAAACCCGCTTTCGGGCTCAAACTCGGTGCCATCGAAACTGAGGGCGCGATCATGATCGGTGAAGCCGAGCGCCACGCCGTCCGTCCGCGAAATCCGCCAGCACCAGGACAAGGTGGTTGTGCCATCGTCCAGATGCGCCTGCAGTGCAGGGGAGAGCGATTTCATCTGCGGATCTCCAGCAGCGGGATGGATGTGATTGATCCCAGCCGTTCAACATCGAGGGTCACGTCCAGCGTGTCGGTATCGAAGCGGACTGGCACATCGAATTCGAAGCCTGCGGTGATTGCGACGCCCGCGCCCGGTGCGGCGGTGAAGGTCACGCTGCCGGTAGTGGTGTCGACGCTCCAGCCCGACATCTGCTCGACACCGTTCAGGGCAATGCGGACTGTGCCTGCGACCGGTTTGGCGATGGCGCGGGTCCAGCTTTGTGCGCCGGAGGTATAGCGTTTCAGGAGCGCAAACGTAGTGACGGCACCATTGCCGGTGCCGATGGGCTGGTCGGTGGGCGCCACCTGCTGCGACGGCAGACTGGATTTGTAATCCGCCCAATCCTTGTAGCGAAACCCGTGCAGACGGCCATTACGTGCCTCGAAGAAGGCGACGACCGCCGCCAGATCATCTGCACGCCGAATGCCGTAGGCGACATCATAGCGGCGACGGCTGTTGGCCCAGCTGGCGTTGCGCTCCTCGTCGCCGCTTGCCAGCTCTACGATCTGGGTGCGCCGTTCTGGCCCGCCGCGCGCGCCACGGCTGATGTTGTCGGGAAACCTGACCTCATGAAATGCCATCACATACCCCTCCGACCGAGGGATACAGCGCGGGCGATGTCGGCCGCCACCTGCGTGCGGGATTGCCGGAAGCTTTCGGCGTCACGCGCGTTGATTGTGACAGAGATATTCGGCGCGGCGCTCTGCCCTTGGCCATAGCCAGCCGCCTCCCGGCGCGACAGGACGCGCTCACCCCGTTGCAGGATTGCCGGAACCTCGTCGGGTTTGATGCCTGCCCAGCCGCCGGAATGCATACGTGGTGCGCCTGCGAAGGCCAGCGCCGGAACCATGCGGCCCGGTCCGGGCGATCCGACCGTGCCGCCCGCGTGCAGGATGTCGGCGAACAACCCACCCGCACCGCCCAGCGCGCCCGAGAGGGCATCGGCTATAGGCCCAAGGATGAAGCGCCGCGCGGCCAGTTTCGCCAGATCGGCGATCATTGATGTGACGAGGTCGCGGAAGTCGAGTTTGCCGGTTTTCACAAATGTGGCCACCGCGTTCTCGGCGCTCTGGAACGCGCCGACCAGTGTCTGGCCGATATCGCCACCAATGTCGCGGGCCTTGGCGGCATAGTCGGCAAGCGCTGCGGTGACTGCGCCCCAGCCGGTTGCGGCCTGTTCTGCGCCCTCGGCTGCTGCCGCCCCGGCAGCGCGTGCGGCGGCTCCTGCACCACCGGCAGCGGCGGCAGTCTCGTCCAATTCCAGCCCGAGCGCGTCCGCAGAGACCGCAGCATCGGCCAGTGCGGATTCAGCCTCCGCCCCGCTGCCGGTCATGGCGTCGCGCAGGGCTTGCCAGCTGGCCAACGGTCGACCGGCGGCATCCGCCAGCATACCTGCAGCCTCGCGATAGCCGTCGGCGCGGGCGCGGGCGTCATCGGCCATTGTGCCAAGACCGAGGTCAGGCGGTTCCAGATAGGTGTGCGACAGCGCGGCGGAGAAGGCATCGGCTGCGGCTGCACCCGCTGCGGTCGCCGCACCCTCGAACGGATTGCCGATCCGCGCCAGGTCCACCGGATCCAGCGTGCCGATCCGGACCCCACCTTCACCCGTTGCCCATTCCGGCAGCAGCGCCAGTGCAGCATTTAAGCCGTTGATGAAAATGTTGATGCGGGTGACGACACCGTTCAGCATCGCCTCGACGCCGGAGATCAGACCGTTTGCGGCCTGAAAGGCAAAGTCACCGATGGCACCGGGCAGACTGCCCCAGATCGCCACGGCTGCATCATAGGCACCCTGGAAGATGGCCGCCGTCCGGTCGCCGAAGCTGACAACCCCAGCGATGGTGCCCTCAAGTGCGGAAAGCCCGGCCGCCTTCAGCCCCTCCCAACCCGCCGCCATGCGCGCTAATGCACCATTGAGCGCCAGCCCCATCCGCGACCAGATCTCCTTGGCCAGATCGCCAAGCAGCCGGAACGCCTCTCCAACGCCGCCGACCCGTTCGACGAGCCGGGTGAACTGATAGACCAGCTCGCCAGCGCCGACGATCAGCGCCCCGATCCCGGTGCGGATCAGCGCACCGCGCAAGAAGACCAGAGCGGTGGCCAACCCGCGCACCGAGAGGGCAGCCACCGCCATACTCGCCACCCAGCGCCCGGCCATGATGCCCGCGAACGTCGCGGCATAGGTCGTCAGCCGTCCGAGGTTGTCAAAGAGCGCCTTGATCGCGGTACCCAGTGGCCCGGTGCGGCTGGCAATCGCCGCCATGGCGTTGGCCACCGCTTCTAACGCTGGTGCGGCGGCGACCGCCAGCTGGTTCGACAGCCCGCGCCAGATCAGGCCCAACCGTGAAATCGCGTCATTGGTGCGTTCGATCTGGTCTGCGTCCTGCTCGGAGACAACGACGCCGAAGGCAAGCACATCCTCGGTCGCCTGGCGCAGTGTCGCCGTGTCGATCCGGGTGAACACCAGTGCCGCGCGGTCGCCGAAGAGCTGCGAGGCCACCGCCGCGCGTTCGGCCTCAGGAACAAATTGGCCCAGCGCCTCCTGAATGGCCGCGATGCGCGCATCGAGCGGCAGGCGCTGCAACTCCTCGGCCGAGAGGTGCAGGCGGTCCAAGGCATCGACCGCGGGTCCGGTTCCGGCGGCCGCCTGGCTCAGCCGCCGCGTCAGCTGCACGGTGGCCTGCTCGACCTGACCCATCGACACGCCCGCCAGATCGCCCGCGCGCTCCAGCACCTGAAGGCTGGCGACCGTCGTGCCAAGCGATTGTGCCATCTTGGCCTGCGCATCGACGGTCTGCAGGCCGGAGCGGATCATCGCGACCCCCGCCGCCGC